GTTTCAAAAAACATATCACATCACGCGCCTAGTGTAAATGAAGGGTCATCCCAAGGTGATGCTGGCGGTTTTGTTGCTTCACCAACCATTGCAGCACCAATAGCCATAGTCGCAGCCAAAGCCATGTCGATACGACCTGTTGCCCTTTGTTTTTCAAAGCGGCGCAACCCTGCTGGCGATGTCCAAAAGCAAGCAGATGCAACCGCCGATCTAAGAGCAGGGTTCACTTCAATTCTAATGCGATTTTCCAAAATCAAATCTTCAAATTGATTCACAGATTGCGGCATCCAAAGGGGGGTGTCTTTTCTTTGATTGGTTCCCTGCGGATGTTCAATCAAAGGCAACACACCACCTATTTCGTCTAATGCATTTTCAAAGGTTTTGATCAGCCATCGGTCGTAGGAAACTGCCTGAATGTCGAACTTTGATGCAGTATCCACCATGTCATAAGCGATGTGGTCATAGCGAATAACCTTGCCTTCTGGCGCAATTAGCCATCCATCGCGAACCCAAACCGAATATGGTGCTTTATCCATAAGTTCGCGCTGATCTACTGTATCTGCGGGTGTATATCCACGCGCAAATAAGGCAAACTTTGGTCGCCCATCATCTGTTTGACCGTCAGGAAAAACATAGGCAACACCAGTAATGTCTTTTGTTGCGGAAAGGTCCAAGCCAATGAAACAAGGCTTTCCTAAGAAATCATCCATTGTCATAAGCGGATCTTCACACGCCTCCCATGCTTTTCTACTGATCCAAGCCGCATCTGCATCGGTCCATACACAGAAATGCAGTCTCAAAATTCCATTCATCTTAGCCGGTATGACTTTTGCTTGATCGACCACGCCCTGAAGATAGCTTTCCTTAATGATCACGCCGAGCAATGGATTCACCTTTGACCAGCAAGACGGATCATTTAATGGGTCATCTCCTTCATCTAACGCGCAAACGTATGGGAAAGTAGTATCATCTTCTACATCACCCGCTGAGACAGCACATGCGTGTGCGTGTTCTTCCCAGCAAACGCTGTTTCTATCGCTCCCGCTGTTAGTAATCATTAGCATCAGCGGCTGGTTGCGAAACTTGAACCCACGTTCCAACATCTCCATGATGCCGCGATCTGGATGTTCATGGACCTCATCGCACAAAGCAAAATGTGGGCGCGGACCAGATCCGCTTTTGCCACTGTCACGGCTGATCGGGCGAAAGAATGATCCAGTGCTAATGTAAGCAAGGTTCCAGACAGGGTTAACGCCAGATGGTGTTATGCGCTTTTCCAAGGCTGGCGATTGTCTTACCATCTTCACGGCATCCTGAAACAGGATCATAGCTTGGTCTTTTTTTGCAGCCGCAGCGTAAATCTGCGCACCAGATTCACCGTCAGCCATCAAACCATATAGGCCTATGCCACCAGCAAGCGGTGATTTTCCGTTACCTTTTCCCATTTCGATGTAGCAGCGACGAAAGCGGCGAAAGCCATCAGGCTTTTTCCAGCCAAAGATTGATCCAACGATGAATGCCTGACTGATGTGCAAATGAAACGGCACACCTTCAAACTGCCCTTCGCTAAGTTTCAGGACATTATGGAAAAATCCAATGGCGCGATCAGCCGCCATTTCATCAAAATAGATGTCTTTTCGCTTTAGATCAGCTAGATGTCTACGGCATTGATTGCGAACGTGCGGGCCAGCCGAGATTTCACCAGCCAAAACTTGTTCTGCATATTGATGGACGATGTGGGTCATGTGAAATACTGCGCTGTTGGATCATTGTCTTGAGCCCTATCAGCCTCAATACCAAGGCGCACACGGCTAGAAGGTGTCAACCCATACTCTGCCGCATACTTCATAGCGTCTCTCATCGCTGTATTTGCCGTTCCGACCATAGGGTTTTGAATAATGTTGCCGTTGCTGGTTTTTATAATCAAGCCACCGCTGGCAGGGTTCGCTTTTGCCATTTGCTGGATTGCTTCCTCTGCTTTGCGCCAACGCCCATAGGCCTGACAATACATTGCCAACCCACGCCCATCTATTTCAGTCAAGACACCACAACGAAACAAAGCGCCGCAAATGTGCTGCCATTCTTCAAGCGCGTATTCATCAAGATGATCTGGCGCCTGTGGAATGTCAGGCATTACCATGACAGGCTTAGGTTCGTTTCGCACACGACTTCTTGCACGATCCTGATCTGTCACAATCTTCAAAGCAGTTGGCTTAGGTTTTCTTCCTCTTGTCATGTTTTTTTCTTGAACTTTTCGTCAACAATCTTTGGAACTGCGTAAGTCCAATTGATCTTGTGATGAAGTCTTTTGTGCGCTGTTCCCATTAACTTGATCTTGCAGCAGCTAGGTTCGGCCATAACGCTGTAGAAAGACTTAACATATGTGCCGAATGCCTTGTATGCTTCCGTGTTTCCTCCAGAGTTTGACTGTGTTTGCAGCTGTACTAGCATGATGTTGGCTATCTGAAAAAACATTTTCCCTACCTTACCCTGAGTAAGATAAGTGTTCACATCGTCGTTCATACGCCCAATAAAGATACAGTCATCGGCTGGGTCTTGGTTAACCTTAAAGACAAAACTATTCATAGCTTTGCGTTTGTATTGAATGTTGCTAAATGTTCTTGCCCCACCGATATGATCACCGCCTTGGCTCATCGCAATGGTCGTGGCTTTTGTGGTTTCAAGGCAATCTATAAAAGCCTCAAACACTTTATTCATTTGCTTAATCGGCTTTGATCGTAGCGTATCGCCTTCTATGAAACGATGCACCATAGTTGGGTAATCGTCCTCATACTCAAAGAAATGATCAAGACCTAGCGACCTTGCTATGTCGTAGCAAGCATTGCGCGCATAGACAATTACCTTGTTGCCTTTGAAGTTATCCATGATGTCAAACTTCTTTTCGTAGTCTTTTTTGCTAAAAACAACCACCTCATCCTTGTATTTTTCTTGATACTTAGACAAGGTTTTGTCTTCATCGTCACAGATCAGGTAAATTTTGCCTGTGTACCCAGACCGACGCAAAGTGCGGTAAGTCATTACCTTGTCTGGTCTTCCATGCGTCAAAATAAAAACTGCGTAGTTATGTGTTTCCATTTTTGATCCTCGTGCTGCTGTAATTGTGTTTGCGTTTCAAATAAACGATTTCTTTGCCTAAAGTTTCAATGCTGGATTTCATTTCCCATTCATCTGAGCGATGATCTTCCCCTAAGAAGTAAACATCATACTCTAAAGAGAAAAACATGTTCGCATCTCTAGTCGAATCTTCATAAGGAATCACCTCATCGACCCATTTGACCGCCCGCAACTGCATATATCGTTCATATATAGACTGAATGGGGTTTTTGTATGTTGGCTTGCAATGCAAACCGACGATAAGTAGGTCGCAATGTTTTTTTGCTTCTTCTAGGGCCAGCACATGGCCTGAATGCAGGATGTCTGCAACCATTGGGAAGAATCCGATTTTCATGTTGTTTCCTTTCGATGCTGATGATTCGATTGTGTAAGGCTTGCAGTTCTTGATGTGCAGATCATAGTAGGCCTTATGGATTGCTTTTTTTGGTGGGTCTAAAGCAAACATAAACATCTTGATTGTCCCACTATGGGCAACAATAAGAATTTGCTTGCCAGAGTGTTTGCTTTCTATGTCATTGACAAAGGATTTAACCCTGTCCAAAAAAGCTACCTTGCTTTCCACTTTGTATTTTCTTAGAAAGTTTGGGTTCTCACCCTTAAGTAACTTTTCACTGTTGAGATGTTTTCCCTCTAGCAGACCCTTGTTGAGTTCCATAAGCCTAGCGTCACATACCATCTTTGTATGGCGATGATTTCTTAAGATTTTGTTGGCTGTGGCTTTTGCGCGTTGCAACGGTGAGCAATAACAATAGTCAAAATGCTCATGCTTAAGGTCATCGGAAACTACATAGGCCTGTTTGATACCGATCTCATTTAGCGGTATGTCATACTGCCCGTGCATAATTCCATTTTTGTTCCAGTATGTTTGCCCATGTCTAACAAGGATGTATTTATTCTTCGTCATTCAAATCTTCCATTTGTTCAGTAAAAAGAACAAACCCATTCTTTATCGCTTGATCGTAATCAACAATGACAAGGGCGCTTTGTTCCATGAGTTCCTGACATTCTTTTGACGAGTGTGCATAAAAGTTAGCAATTTTTTCATAGTTAAAGACAGTGTGCCGACAAGCCGCCGACATCAAAAATTGTTTTTCCTTTTCCTTCAAACTACTTTGTTGGATTGCGCTAATTAAATCAGTAGTTTTTTTGTCATCATACAAATCTTCCAGCAATGGCTTTTCGCCTGATGGTTCATAGGTTGGAACATCTACTTTTTGACTATATTCATTACTTTCTTCCTTTGGCTTGTCAAAAAGTTCTGAAAGTTCTCCAGCATCAAAACCAGTTAGGCCAAGATCAAATCCCATGTCCTTGAGGTCTTTAAACTCGACCGCAAGCATATCATTGTCCCAACCAGCATTCAGAGCCAGCTTGTTATCCGCAATGACATAGGCTTTCTTTTGAGCATCGGTCCATCCAATAGCCGTCATGGTTGGCACTTCATCTAGGCCAAGCTTTTGTGCGGCAAGCAATCGACCATGCCCAGCTATGATCTGACCATCCGCATCCACTAAGATGGGGGTAGTGAAACCCCACTCCTTAATTGATGCTGCGATCTGACCGATCTGCTCTTTGCTGTGCGTTCTACTGTTTCGAGCATATGGCACAAGCGCAGACACCTTGCGGCGCGTTACATTGTCGGCGGGCCATTGCTGTTCGGTCATGTTTTGCTCCAGTTTCACCAACTGAAAGCAGATTTGACCCCCGTTGTCAATTTTGGCTTTGTCAAAAGAATGG